GTTTCTCTTGAGTTAGAACAAAAGTTACAAAAAGTATTTAATTTATCGGCCAATTACTTAGGAATTGAGCCACCTGAAGTCAAAATTAGTCGTGATTTTGATATTGAGAGGTTAATTGGACAAGATATAACAGCTTTGACCTCATTATTTGATCAAAAAGTTATAGATCGGGAAGAATTTAGAGATATTTTGGTACAGGGTGAGGTTCTACCCAATGCAACCGAGACTGAAGTGAATTAATACTCTAGAATAATAGTGAAGAGTATTTATTTACTATGCCAATCGAGAAAATGAGGTTTGAGGAGATCAATCCTCCTGCTTGTCCACCAAAACCAGCAAAAAAGAAAGCTGTCGTCAAAGATGAGACAGTTGAGACACCTAAAACACCTGTAACTGAGTAATTATGATCGAAGAAAGAGTTATTCAGCAGGAGTCCGTGACTTCTGAAGAACAGCCCGTGGCTGCTTCTGAAACTCCTACACCACCTGCTGCACCTGAAGTTCCTACTGTTCCTTTAGCTGAATTTGAAGCTTTAAAGCAACAATTAGCTGAAAAGGAGAAAGCGTTCCAAAACGCTAAAAGCAAGATAGGCCAGTATTACGATGATCGTAAAAAAGCCTTAGAAGATCAGGGCATGTATAAGCCTCTTTGGGAGGATGCGAATAAAACAGCTCAGGAAAAAGATAGAAGAATAGCTGAGTTAGAAAATGAGTTAAAAACAGCGCAAGAACAAAAACAAATAGAGGCTACACGCACTACTGCGTTATCTGCTTTAAGTAATGCTGGAGCGATAAATGCAGGTCAGACGTTATCACTTTTGCAAGATAAATTGCATAAAAGTAGTGATGGTAGAACTGTTATTTTAAGTGGTGGAGTTGAACAGGATTTAGGTACTTACGTTAACAACTTGAAGAACCCTGGAAGTGGGTGGGAACATCATTTTAAGGCAAGTAATTCGGCTGGTATGGGTGCAAAGCCTAGTCCAACATCTAATGTTGCTCCTGGCTCTGAAAACCCCTGGAAAACGGGCAATTTAACGCAACAAATGATATTATCTAACCAAGACCCTGATTTAGCAGCCGTGCTGCAAAAAGAGGCATCTCAGTAACATCTAAGAATCCGTGATTCGAGGTTGTTATTTCTAAGTCCGTGGCTTAGGCAAGTACATCGTATTTTTTAAAGAGGCCACATGGCTGCTCCTTTTCAGAATTACTCTGGCGGTGTTCTCTTAGCAGACATCGTAAAGAGAAATAATCTGGCTCGTTATGTCCAAGAGGCAATTAAAGAACGTAGCCAATTTGTAAAAAGTGGTGCTGTTGTAAGAAACAGTTTCCTTGACGCTAAAGAAGGCGGCACACGTATTCAAGTTCCTGAGTTCAACCCTGTTGCACCTACTGAAGAGGTGATGACTGGTGCTGCTAACTGGGGAACCTCAACTGCTGGTTACTTAACACCACAGAAGATCGGTACAGCAACACAGATTGCTTCTATCGTTCATAGAGGTTTTGCATACGCTGTAGATGACGTTGCGATTTTGGCTGCTGGCGAAGATCCAATGTTGGCTATTCGTAATCAGTTAGCTGATGCAATCAACAAGTTAAACAACGCTCGTTTGTTCTCACAACTTGCTGGTTTATTCGGTACTGCTCTTAGTGGTAATGCACTTGATGTTGCTAAAGCTGCTGCATCTGGAGCTGCTGAAGCTAACTATTTAAGTGCTTCAACAATTGCTCAGGCTAGAGCGAAATTGGGAGAAAGAGGCGAAGAGCCAAATCTTCTAATTGTTCACCCTAATGTTGCTTACTACCTCTATCAGGTAGGAATGCTTTCATTCTCCACAGATGCACTTTCTACTGGAACAGGTATCCAGTGGGGTGGTGGTGGAGTTGGCGTTGGTGCTAGAGAAGTTGGTCAATTTGCTGGCTGTAAAGTCATTGTTGACGAAGCTGTTAACACAGTTGCTCCTGGTACTGGCGGTCATCTTACTGAGTACTACTGCTACTTAGTTAAATCAGGCACAATTATGGAAGGTGTTCAGCAAGATCTAAGGATTGAAGCTGATCGCAACATCTTGTCTAAGCAGAACGTACTTTCTGTCGATTATCACACTGCGTATCATGTAATGGGTACTAAGTGGGTAGATGCTGGAGACAACCCAACCAATGCAAACTTAGCTACTGCTAACAAGTGGGAAGCTACTTATGACATTGATTTGATTCCTATGGTTCAGATCACTGTTAACACTCCATTGGATACAACTACTATCTGATTTATACTAAAATCAATAGGGAATGGAATAGACCCTCACCATTTATTTGGTGGGGGTTTTTTATGACGCTACAATATAGAGGAAATGTATTTTAAGGATTGTGGCTGCAACTATCGTTGCCACGTTGAAGTCAGCAACAGCTAATAGCTATGTGACTTTAGCTGAAGCAAACACTTACTTTGAAACCGTCCCAGACTCAACAACTTGGGATAATAAGACTGATGATCAAAAGAATCGAGCATTAATATCTGCTACGAGATGGATTGATAGTCTTAATTTTTATGGTGATCGTTGTGATGAAGATCAGGCATTGAAATGGCCTCGAAACAACTATGAAGTTGATAATGTTGAGCTTGCTTGTACTGCGATACCTAAAAACATTAAATATGCAGAGTATGAATTAGCTAGAGCATTAGCAAATGAAACAGATGCAATAACTGGTAACAAAGGTACTGACGGAACTTACGAAGAGGTCAAAATAGGGGATATGGAGGTTAAGTACAACACTGATAGTCAGGGTGTTGGAACGATTAATAATGTTTTTGACGTTTATCCTTGGTTGCAGTCCTATCTTGGTGCTTATTGTCTTGGTGGAAGTGGCAGTTATCAAGTTCGGGTAGTTAGAGGTTAATCATGGCAGGAGCATTAGACACAGCATTTAAAGCAATTGCCAAGCAGGTAGTATCTGATCTTGGAGCAGCTTTAGATACTACGATTACTTATTCTGTTAATGCGAAAGGCAGTTATAACATTGCTGCTGGAAAGCAGTTAATTTCAACGACAAGTTATGCAGATATAAAGGTTCCCATACA